TAAATCTTTGTAATTGTATAAAGTCTTTGTCGCCTGATACAATCATTATAGGTTCAGATTGATGATAATACTTAGCCAAAGTAGCGATAATATCATCAGCTTCACACCTCTCAATATACATAACTGCATATGGGAAGTTATCTCTAATTTCATTTTTTATTTCCGTTATAATATTAAATATGTTTTCCCAATCAAAGGCTGAATCATCTCTACCTTTTCTACGGCTATATTTGTAATTAGGAAAGGCATCTCTACGCCATGGATTACCTGCATCTGCACATAAAATCATGTTGCCGTATTTGTTCTTAAACTTTACATTAAAACCTCTTAATGAGTTGACCACCATGTGTCTAATCATTTCTTTATTTGGTTTAACATCTGGCGCACCTCTAGTTTGCACCATAAAGTTAGATATTAACACTTGGTTTAGGTCAACTAATATCATTTAAAATTCCTTTTTGCATACCATTTGTAGTATTCTTTATCTGTAAATATTTCTGCAATATGATTAGCTGGTACTTGGTCTGATTTGATACAAGCTTCTAAACTTTCATATTCATATGTGTCAACTTTTCTTTTCATTGGTTTATTTTTATTTGCTTCTGCCAATGTTTTAACCATTCTGTAATTTAGTTCTTCCTGTCTTGTCATCAATTAACCACATTATATTGGCTTGTGACATCTTCAATATCAAGTTCACCGTGATATAAAGTATAGAAGTCTGTTGGTTCACCATAATTATCTAAAAGGTAATCGTGGCCATCTTCTTCATATTTTTCATCAAGTTCTTCTTCAGTAATGCCTTTACAATTTTGAAAATAAAAAGAACATTGGTCATCAACCTCGTGGTCTTCTACCATTGAATAGTCAAACTCAAATTCATTTCTACTGTCAATTGGATTACCAATAATATCGGCAAGTTCTTCACCGTCTTCTACTTTAACAATACAATGTCCCCAACGGTACATTTCCTCAGTTGTAAAAGATACAGTATTGTCTTCGTTTTCAAATTTTTGATATTCGTAAATAGACTTTTTCCACTTAGGTGAAATTTTATAATACTTTGCCATTTTTGCTCCATAATCTGTCTAACAAATAGTACCAACCACCATTTATGATAGGTTCTACTATTGCGTCAATACCTGCTAGTGACCAATCTGCACCTGTAATTAATCTATTACTTGTCATTGCAATTATTATGTGGCCAATAGTATAAACGATAGCTCTACCTAAACTTGTTGTACCAAGTCTTTTAAGAAGTTTAAAGATACCGTTTTTGAATTCTGTCATATACATTTAGAAATGGTGGCGGATTTCTCCGCCACCAAGTATAGTTAATTATTATGCGTTAGCAGAATAACCTTGTGAACCAAATAAAGCGGCTTGACCAGCTGCGATTACAGCTTTTGATGGTGTACCTACTCTATATGCTACTCCAGTAGATGTTCTATTTTCATAAATCATCATACCTTCGTTTCTCAACTTACCAACCATTGATGCTGGTGAAGTTAAGTCAAATTTGTTTCTTAGAGTTTTCCAAGTAACAGATTGACCTGTTGAAAAAAGGTTTCTTACCTTTTCAGTTTTTGAAAGTTTAGTTCTAGCCATGTCAGTTTCTCCTTTATTAGATTTAAATATAGACATTATATTTGATAACATTTGTTACCGTCCTTTCTTATAACTATTTTACAACCTGTCGAGGCGATTCCATAGGAATTCAGTTGTCATTATTAGGTGGGTCTAAATCAAAGTCTGGAATAAACTCGATACCACCACTAGCTTCGTCTGTAATCTCACTAATTTTTTTTACAGATTTGGCTTTTGTATCATAGATTTTACTATAATCTATTCTAGCAATTTGTTCGCCTTTTGGCGATACATCTATTTGAACCGTATTATCTACCACTTTTTGTACAACATGGTTCAAACCAAAATCTCTTTTTATCATACTACGCATTGCATCAACAAGATAAGCAAAGTCTTTTGTAAAAACTTCTGTGTTTGTTCGCATAGCTAAATCAACACACCTTTTTAACAAGTCTAATGCAATATCATCAACGGCAGATTCAACGAATTGAATTGTCTGTTGTTTTTCAACTTGTTTACTAAACTTTTCACTTTTAGGACCAACATTGTCTTTTTTAACAATACGGTCTTTAGGAAAAAGTATAATCTTGCCATCTTCGTTCACTACATTATCTTCCCGTCAAAGGTTACTTTTCCTCTATTATGAAAAAACTCTACTAATTGATTATAACCACCAATAAGTTCTTCATCTATCATAATTTGAGGCATTGTTCTTACTTGTTTACCTACAGCTTCAAATAATTCTTCTGGTGTTTTAAAATCAACACCAAATTTTTTTTCTGTAAAAGGTAGGTTAAGGCCTTTCAACAAGGCCTTTGCCTTATCACAATAGATACAGTTAGGTTTACTGAATATCTGTATTTCCATTGTCATTATCTTTCGTTAAGTCTTCCCACTTATCTTCCGCTTTTGACCTCAAATTATATGCGTCAACAGCCTGGTCGATAGTGAAGTTATACATTTTATTATATTCGCCTAATGGTAATCTCAAACCAATCCAAGCTCTATAATATTTGTTAGTTGTCAAAGTAACATCCTGAGCAAAGATTTCATAACCTCTCACAGGTGTATTTTTGATTTGATTTACAATTGTAGATTCAACTTCACTTACAACTGTTTTGGTATTTGCTTTGCCAAGTTCAGTAACATATTGTTTACTGTCTTTGTTCATTTTACCCATAACAATATCTGCAAGTTCAGCTTTGGCAATCATTTTTGCCTTCTCAATTGCAAGGTTTAAGTCTGGCGATACAGCCGTACCTACACCGTAAATACAAAGTTTATCTTTATCTTTACCAAAGTACGAAGCATCACAAGCCTTCGTTTCAGAAAAGTCTGCCATGTACCAATTAGGTACTTCGTTCATCACTTTTCCTGTTTCTGACTTAATTTTATAAGTCGAGCTACAAGCACCTAGCGTCAATGCCATTGCGCCTACAGCTAATATTTTAAGTTTATTGTTCATTTTTCACACTCTCTTGTATATAATACAATACTTCTTGCGATTTGTCAAGCGCCAGTTGAACATAGTCTAAAGCCTGTTCACTTGTCACACCTGTAAATATCACCAAGAGCAATGCTACAATGATAATATTTTTTATCATATTATTTTACCTCCCATTCGCCGTTAATATTAAGACACGCTTTACCGAATGACTTAAATGCGTGGCCTGGTCGACTATAATATCGACAATATTCTGGAGTTGATACATCTGTATAGTAGAATTGAGCAAATAGTTCCCAATAACTAGGACCGTCAAATCTTTTTCTACCGTCTGCACACTCCAAAATTTCTTCTTTCACAATATCACCATCATTGTTTTGTTTGATAGTGACTTTTACATAACAAAATTGGCCATTAACTTCGTCTGGATTTACTGGTCGTATTTTAGAATAATAAGCATCACTTTCTCCAACAGCAACGCCAGAAATTAATAAAAAGATTATTAATATAAACGACCATGTAAGGTATTTTCTAATTTTTTGATATTGAAATGGATCCATTATCTAGTAATTCCTATAAGAATTGTTCCCAAATATAGTACAGTTATAATTACTATGTACCAAAACATACTGTCCCTTAAATGGCTATTCTTCTTCAATTTAAACATAATTAGTCAATTTTTTGATACTATCCTTTGTATTATATATTGTATCTTCAATAAAGTCAAGCCTGGATTGATTGCTTGTTAATTCTTTTTCTTCTTCCAACTCTTTGATTTCGTTCTCTAGTTGTTCTATTTTTGTTCTTATATCACTTTCTGTCATAATTTACCTCTCACTTACTCGTTTCTGGACTTTCCACCCAACGGCCGTCTGGTAGCTGACAAGCAGTACCAAATACCATTTTTCTATTCACACCGCCAAGTCCGATTAACGGCCATTGATTTGTAATATCAATTGTGGCATCATAGTCTTTACACTTAATTGGTCCTTTTAAATACGACCTTGTGGTTTTAATGATACCTGAATTTCCTGTTTTGCCATTGTACCAATTTGTATAACTTGAACCGGCAGGACCATTATTTAAATGGTCTACGAAAACGGCATTGTGTACATCATAATCTGAATTATACATTATGTTAGCACCTGCAAATGCACCACCCATTGTACAAACAAATAGAGCTGCTGGTTCGGTTGTAAATTGAGCACACGAAGCGGCCATTGTGCCACCACCTAATACTGCACCTACTTGGCTTCTATTTGTACTGCAACCACTAACAATTATCGTCAGCAATATCAGCAGGGTCAATTTTTTCATAATTTCCTTTGTCTTGCGATATGATATAACAATCACTTTGTATTTGTTGTATCAAGTTATCAATCTCAATCGTGTTTGCCTTATTGGCTCCGTATTTCATTTCACGGAGCCTATCGGCATCTTTTTTTATACTATCAATCTTATCGCAAAATTCACTAATCTTGTGATACATACTCTTTCACCTTTTGAAATAAGTTTTGAATTTGCAATTTATTATTAGCAAGTTGGTCTTTACCTTGTTGCCAATTTACTTGTTGAAAAGTAACTATTTCATTCCACTCATTCTGCAACCAATTAGTTACTTTATTTTCTTCTGCTCTGGCAATTGACCAAGATAATAGGTAAATTGCAAAAAACATAAAGATAAGTTTCTTCATACTTTTCTCCCAGCTGTTTTTAAGTCCTCTTTACCAACGACCATATAAGGACCTTTGTTATAAGCAGGAACAATAGAATACTGTTTTGATATTGCTAATCGTTCTTGTCTTTGTTTGTGGTCAATAGTACCGCCATTACCTAGTTTTGTTTCTGCACTAGGATAACTCGGTGTTTCTCTACGGTAAACTGTATCAGGCTCATATGTACCTACAATATGTGTTGTTCTCGGTTTTAATCTACCGAATCTGTATTTGACATAATCGTCAAATGACAACATCATATCGTGTAGGCCTTTTTGTTTCATATCTTTATTATACAAACGGTGGTCTTCTTTGAATTTAAGCATTTGATTGTCAGATAGATTATTCATCTTCTTCAAATTCTTTCTCAAAGTACCACTACTGGTATTTGTATAGATAATTGCCATAATTAAACTTCTAAAACTTCGTCTTTAGCGTGGTTAACTTTTTCAGAAACAGAATAATCTCTCATAGTTTTTACCCTACTTTCTTCTCTTTTTTCTGCATAAGTTTTGCCAAAGAAAGCCATATAAAAAGCATCTCTTGGATTTGGTGTTAGATATAAGTTTAGTAGTTTTTGAAAATTAATATCTACTTCACTAAAAACTTCTGGCATTTCTGCCTCTAGTTTGATATACTCTTTAAGAAGAGCGATTCTGTTTTTGTAAACATCATTCTCTCTTTCTTCTTGTGTTTTCTTTTTAGACAATTTAGCGTCTTTTTCTTTAGCCGCCTTAAATTCTGCAAAGATTGATTCTTTGTCGTATCTAAAATTAGTTTGTACCATAATGTAGTCCTTTCACTTTGTTAATAATATAGTTATATCCTATCAAAATATAGGATATTTGGCAAGCCCTAAAAAAAGCGTGATTTTCCACGCTTTTTGGGAAAAAAGAAGCGCCAGGATGCGCCAGGATTGGTTTTTCGAAGCTTAGGAAGGTCAACATACACCAAGGTTTACTGATTCGTTCCATAGTTCTGAAAATACGCCTCCTGCAATTCGAGCTGTCCGGCTTCAATTTCCTCATTGATTTTTGATTGTTCATCAGCCCATTTGTCAAATTCATCACACATACGCTGATATTTGTTCTTCAATGCAACTAATGTAACAACTGCATCACCAACCTCACCATTTTGTAGGTCGTTTAATGCGTCATTCAATTTATCAAGTGTTTCAAATTCAGTTACCATTTGATTCATCCTCGGAGTTCATTAATAAAACAATGTAATGTACAGCCTTTAAAAGGTCAGCACGATTACGGCCATTCTTTTTACCGAACCTTGCAAGATATTTAATTGCATTTGCTTGGCAAAAGTCTTTGTCAATACCACAAGACCTTAACAAATCTTGGACTTGTACACCGTCTTGCACCTGAGCATAGTGTTGACCATAAGTTGATTGAATATAGTCACCAATTTCTTTCAGGATTTTATCTTCATTATATTTCATTATTTTCCTAACTGTTGTTCCATTTCTAAATTTAATTGTACATCAACATCTGAGTTTTCTTTCTCAGTTAGATTTTCTTCAATTTGGTCAAAGTAACACCAATATGTACCTGTTACTGGACTATCACCATTACAAGTATATGTAATAGCACCAATATATTTCAAATCAGTATCATAAGTTTTAGCATTCAATGATGTTTCATTTTCAGCCGCAATATCGGTTTTTTCTGTTGCAATACCAATATTGATAATTTCACCGACCCTTCCGTTGGTCGTTTTGATTGTATCACCTACATTTATTATCATAATATAACTCCTTTTTTAGTGTTTAATTTCAAATAAGTATTCTTTATTATAATTTAATCCAAGAGAATAACAAATATAACTTGAATCTTTCTCATTGGCAAGCCCCTCGGCTTCTAAAATCCACTTGATAGCGGTTTCTTTATCTTTTGCACCAAGTTTCATATTTTCTGCAATCTGTTTTAGAAAAGTTTGATATGCAGCTTCTTCATACTTTTCTTCAGCTTCACGCTCTGCTTGTGCTACTTTACAAAGGTGTTCTAATTCTTCTTCTAATTCTTTGTTTGACATTTTGTCAAAGTTGTAATGACGACCTTTTACACCATAAGCGTCTTTGTGCATTTCATACACGCTTGTGATAAGACTATCTCTTTCATAGTCTTCTACAGTAAAAATACCTTGGTCATTCCAATACTTAATATCTTCAGTAACCATACCAGCCCAACTACCAGGATTTTCATCCATCCATTTTTGTGACTTAGCGTTAATATCTTTAATGTGTTGTAATAGTGTCATAGTGTTTTTCCTACCTTTCATAAACTGCAAATGTATCAGCAAAATCTACATGACAGAAACTTTGTGGTCTTTTGTAAAAGTATCCGTTTTTCACTTTGCTTGAACCTCTATATCTGTATCTTACATTCATTGCGTTCTTATGGCAACTAATTTCTTTAAAATATTTTAAATATTTAATTGGTATGCCAGAAGCAATACAAGGTCCTTTATAAGTCCAAGGGTCAATCATATATTTTGAAATCAATGGATTGACAACTCTTTCAAAAACTTTTTTTCTTCTATTCATATTACTGACCACCCATTGCATAGTATAAGAAGTCATCAACTTGGTCTTCATATTCAATACCAACAAGTTCTAAGGCATAGTTACCTGTGTTTTGTTTGATAATATCAGAACCTTGGTCTTTTGTAATTTCACCAGATTTGATTTTTGCGATTACACTATCGACAAAGTTTTCAGCTTCGTCCCATAACCAGTTTTTAGTTTTACTCATAAGTGTTAGTCCTTTCATTATCATATGTGTATATCCTATCAGGTCTGGATACCAGAGTCAAGCGTTTTTTTAACTTTTTTTCATTTTTTTTTAAATAAAAAACCCTTATAAATCAAGGGTTTATAAGGGTGCGACAGAAAGTACACTAAATTTTGTTCTTATTTTGTTCTATTTCCACGCTTTTTTGACCCATTCCTGCTCGGATTGATGTGGATTTGGCTGTCCGTGGAACACGGTTACCAACGATTCGCCATTATGTTCAAAGGTCCATTTAGTCTTATGGTATCTGGTACCACTTCTATCAAACCACTTATAACTTTGCGTCCAGGCGTCTGGAAACGACTTGGTAGTATCATATTTCATTATTATATCTGATATTGCGTTCTGGTCACCTTGCATTTTCAAGTATTGTGGTCTGTTCTGCATAAAGGGAATCCATAGTTTTTCTGCGACTTTAAAACTGTCAAATCGCATCACGCTGGAGTTGAATATTTTAGTCATAGGATTAAAGTCATTCATACCTACAAAATCAGCTTGTGATTCGTGTGTCCAAAAGCAATCAATATTGCCTGTAATTACAACATCTAAGTCCATGT